GAAGCGGGTTAAGAAGTGATGATTCATTATAATTAAGCTAGGTAAACTATGAACTTCTACAAAATGCGGCACGAGAATGGGTTTTACATCGAGGACTATAACGGCAACTCGCTCTGCCAACTCCGAATCGCACAGGAGGATATTGTAAGCGTGGCCCTCTATTCAATCCAACCGCATAAAGAACTACATACGAGGAAGAAAAGATGGTAGGTATATCAGACGAGACCTATAACAGAATGAAACAAGGGTTTGAACTATACCTTGACGAAGCACAAAAAAACGACGATCAATTAGGTGCGCTCCAAGCAATAACTTGTATGCACCTACTTAATTACGTTTACACGTCACAAAATCCAAAGCAGTTATTTCCTATTATCCCAAGGTAAATATGAACATCAGCTTAAAAAAAGAAACAATCCAAGCCTTAGACGCCGCACGAAAAAGACACCCTTGGCTGGAAGAAAAGGATTACGAGGATCTTATCTTCCAAATAACATTAGACTGGCTACAGCTTGAAGGACGTGAAAGCCTGAACGATTGGCTAAAGGATTTCTTTTAAAAATGAATCTAGCGAGGTTTAGATCAGACGAATTATACCGTCTGGTTTATCAATGGGACGGAGGCAATGAGCCTGACTGGGATACATTAAACGTTCGTTATGCCGGTAGGTTAGGGTATCTTGTAATGATGCCATCAGTTGAGCTAGTGCATCCATATAACGCGATGAAATGTTACCACGATCAACGCATTAAAGAGATTTATATAGCAAAAACATGGCCTAGAGACGTAGATACGGAGGACCCGGTAATTGCATGTTATGATGAACCTCCGATTTCATGCGACTGAAAATGAGGTGAGACGTGACAAGACTTTGCTCCCGCTGTAATAAACCAATCGCACTCGAATCAGAAGCATACAAAACCTGCGATGCCTGCCGGGAAGAAGGCAAGAAGTACCACTCAAATAACCGTGAAAGAGAACGTGACTATAAAACCGAATGGCAGCGAGAAGATAGAAGAGAAAAACGCCAAGCCAGATATTTAGAAGGGATCGGAGAACGATACACCCACGAAGAGCTAAAAGCATTATCTAAAGGTAAAAGCGTTGACCCGTTTTCTGTAGGGGCTCCTAAAGTAACCTTAAGCCATGCAGGAGAGGAAATACGATTTGGATATTTTACCGATTCCCATATGTCAAGCATCTACTATCACGAGGAATTCCTAGATGATTTCATACACACATGCAAAAAGCGAAAGGCTCAGTTCGTCGTGTTTGGTGGAGATTTGACTCATGGCATGGATGTACGTAAGTACAATCTGATCTACGAACTAAGAGACATTGGATACGAGGCACAGAAAGCGTATGCTGAAACACAACTATCTAAAATCCCTTTTCATACGTATCTAATCAGCGGCAATCATGACAGGTGGTACGAGATAGTGGGTGCAAATATTGTACAAGACGTATGTGAAGCTGTCCCGAATATGGAATACATAGGCAGAGATGAAGGGGATATAGAAATCGGCGGAGTAATAATTCGTGTCTTTCATGGTGAGGACGGATCTAGCTATGCGACCTGCTTTGATGATAAAACGGAGATAATGACCAGTGACGGCTGGAAACTGTTCCAGGATTTAGAAAAGACAGATCGCGTTGCAACGATGAGGAAGTCTGACCACGTATTTGAGTGGCAGAATCCAACACATATCACCGATGAGTATTATGATGGAGGAATGGTTCACTTCAAGGCGAGAACCATAGATTGTTTAGTAACGCCTAGTCATGGTATGTGGACGAGGGCTTCTGAATGTGCTACTTACAAACGATTGGAATCATTGAAGTATCCTACAAAATCCCATATTAGATTAAACACCAATTGGCATAGGAAAGATGCAATCGATATCGTTAACGAATACGGCAGACAAAAATGGCAGTTTACACAAGTCTCAAATGGGTGGGACGGAAAAACCCCAAAAACCGTTGCTATCATTCCAAGAGAGTCTAAGAATCCAGGAGTCAAATCATATCATTTCGGCGACGTTCCGATTGACGATATTGCAGAACTGATAGCGTGGTATGTAACTGAAGGTCACGCAAGAAAATATTACGTTTCGTTATCTCAATATAAAAATGTCAACCCTGAGAACTATTCTGCAATGATTGATTTGGCAGACCGATTGGGTTGTAGCTATGGATCGTCTAAGAAAGGTATAACAATACATAGTGGAGAACTAGCAGACTTTTTAAAGGCAGAGTGTGGGCATAAAAGCGCTAATAAATATCTTCCAAAATGGTTGAAGGATTGTGATACTTCCGTTTTGCAGATCGTATTTGAAACCATGATATCTGGAGATGGATGGCGCTCTCCAAATGGGTACGGTTATAGATCAATAAGCAAAAGATTATTAGAGGATTTTTCAGAAATTGCGATTAAATTAGGCTACAAGATAACGTTCACGAGGGGGGGTGACACGGTTACTATAACCTCTGTGCAAACAACACCGACCGTTAATACAGCACCATCGATTGTTCACTATACAGGGCGCGTATATTGCTGCGAAGTTCCCAACGGACTTATTTTAGTTAGAAGAAACGGGAAAACGCTCTGGACGCACAATAGTTATCGGATTCAAAAGTTGATAGAGAGCTTTACTGGAGGAGACAAACCACAAGTGTTGCTTATGGGGCATGCTCACAAACAAGGGTACTTCTTTGAGCGTCATATTCACGCGGTAAGTGGTGGAGCACTATCAACGCAATCCAGATGGATGAGATCAAAGAGGATGCCTAATCATTCCGGTTATCATTTTATCACTATGAGAGTTGATGATGAAGGTGTTGAAGAATTCACGGTGACATTCAGGCCGTTTTATGTTTAAGAATTAAAGGAAAGGTAACAACGCAAAGATGGAAGAAATAGAAAAGGAAGCGAAACCAAAAGAGTACTCACAGGAGTATATCTCAGAACTTTTAGAGGCGGTGAGACAATACGTTCCCCCGCATGTGATGGACAACCTACACAGGCAAGCCCTACCTCGCGCTGGTGGAAAAGCAAGTGGTAAGGCACGCGCTGCTGCCGCTGCTCAAGCACAATCCGAATCAGCGCAAGCAGCAACAGAGGCACGTCAAGCCCAAGCTACACAAGCAGACGTAAACGCAGAGCAGGGAGTCGAAAAGCAACCACTTCCTTCCAATATCACGCCAATACCACAGGCCACACCAATGACTACACAGGATGACTTAACTCCACCAAGCCCGCCGCAACTACAGGGTAACCAGAATAATCAAAGCGCATGTGCGCCAGGGGATGAAACGTGTGAGAATCAGACTACGGGTAGTGGAGCTCAAACATCTAACGCAACACCTAATGCAACACCTAATGTAACGAGTAAAAAGAAGATGAGTAAAGAAGAAGTTGAAAAAGCAGTATCTGACAGCCGAATGGCACAGCTCGCGGCTGAAATAAAAGGAAAGAGCACGAAAGACTTAACGACCTATAACTGGCGGCTTGCACAGCACCAGGGAGCGGGAAATACACTCAAAGGCTTTACCCAAGCTGACATGGACACGTTCAAATCTAAGATAAAACAGGAGTTAGCTTCTAGGTCAGATGATACAAAGAAGTCAGATAAACCAAGCGATGAAGACCTAGAGAAATGCCACTTTAATACTGTTGACGCAATAGCATCCGATGAGGATAAAAAGAACCAAGCAGAGAAAAGCGTTAAGAAGGAAACCGCTGAAGAGGCTGATGCTGACTGCGAAAAGGTTAAAGCCAACTGCATGAAATTGAAGAATAAGAAGAGCCTCCAAAAAACTGATGTAATAACTCACATCGGAAAGCGGCCTATCCTTACCTTCGTTATTGCATCGCCAGGAGTAGTTGAGTCAATCAGAAAGTCAGCGTTAGTAGGAGCTACTGGCAAGATATTTAATGACGAGTACCTAACTCCTTTAGGACTGACAAGGGAAGATATAGCTATTGTACCTCTAGTGCCACAACTCCTCAAAGAAGATGATGGAAAAGTCCGAGAACCAATGGCTGATGAGATCGAAGCGTGGCAACCCTGGTTCAGGGATGAGATAGCTAAGGTAGAATCTAAGTCAAAGCGTAAGATCCCGATTATAGCTTTAGGTCATACAGTCAAGAAAGCATTGGAAAGGGACGTTGAGTTCACGATGCCTCATCCAAACTCACTAGGCACGTGGAGGACTGATGAGGAATTCGCACGAAAGAGGTTACAGGTGTCAAAGGCTCTTGAAGCTAGATACCGAAAAAACTGATAAGGCGTCCACAGGTACAAGCTAAAGTACAAGAAATACTTAAATACTCACAAACGAATTTTGAACCGATAAAGAAACAAGCAGCGGCCTGGCACTACACGGCCCGCCTGTTGAAAGGGACAGACCATCTCGTGTGGGGTGTTGTGTACGAACCCTGCAACTCTGGCGAGGTCTGCAAGACTGATACGCAAGGGGACTATATACGTCCCGATGAACTGCGTAAAGTCGCGCATGATTACCTCGCTAACAGTGGCAGGATCGGAACCCATCACGAAAAACTGGTGAGTCAGTCCGAGGCGACGCCTGTGGAGAGCTTCATCGCGCCCGTTGATATGGTCGTCGATGGCGAACATATACGAAAAGGCTCCTGGGTGCTGTTTACCGCTTTGAACGATGCTCTTTGGCAGCGTGCGCAGAGCGGTGAATTCGGTGCATACAGCATCGATGGAACAGGTGTGCGCGTAAAGCGTACTTAGAAGAGAACCAAGGCGCGAGTGAACGATAACGTAGATACAAATGACGCACCTAGCTTTGCTAATCTTCAAAAAGATACTGAGCTGACCGATACCAAAGTAGAGAGCGTGCATCTCGTAACCCGGGGTGCAAACCGGAAACAGCTTCACTTGGTTAAATCAGCGAATAAGCGTACACCGGGATCTAATTTTATGGATCAAAATACAGAAGCAGCCTTCGCTATCGACGTCCTCAAGCAGGACACCACTGATGGCGAAGTTATACAAAAGGAATTCAAAGGGCTGCCACCTGAAGCGATCGAAGCCCTCACGGGCATCGTGAAGCTCACCAAGAGTACCGCTGACGTTCTTCCAGATGACGTTTTTGAAAGAATCGCTGCTCTCTCAGGTTTCCAGAAAGCCAAAGCCGCGAAAGGGAAAGATGGCGATGGGGACGATGACGACGACGGCGATGGATGTGACGGCGACGGTGATGGTGACGGCGACGGTGATGGCGCTAAGAAGTCCAAGGCTAGTAAAATGAAGAAACATATAGAAAAAGCCCTCGAAAGAATTGAGAAAGAGGAAGATATTGACCTGCTTCCAGAGGATGTGCAAAAGGCCGTCCGACCGATTTGGAGAGAGCTCATAGAGAAAGATGAGCGTATCCGAAAGATGGAAGAGGAAAACCGAAACAGGGTGTTTGTCCAGAAGGCAGCGCAGTACACGCACATTGCTAAAGGAGCTGACTTCGTGCCTCTGATGAAAGAAGCAGCGGACAAGCTTAGCGAAAACGGTTTCAAGTCCTTTATCCACCTGCTTGACTCTCACGAGGAAATGCTACAAAAAGGCGGCCTCTTTGCTGAATACGGCAGTGCTTTAGAAGCTGACGCATCGGATCCCCTTACACGGTGGGATGCATTGGCTCAGGAACGAGTACAGAAGAGTGCCGGGGCGTTGACGTACGAGCAAGCGTATACCGATGTCGTACACAGTGACCCAGAAGGCTACAACCAGGTCCTTCAGCGAAACCTGATGGCCGGAGGTAGGTAATATGGCAGGAGATGTACCAGTACTTGACATGTCATACGTGGCAGGTCAGGACTTTTCAGCAACCACGACTATTCTGGAAGCTACGGGATACTCAGCACAATTCCGAGCGGTGTATATGTACACTGATGGGACAATGCACATCTGCGGCACTGGCAACCCAATGTGGGGGATTCTACAGAACGACCCGGCAGAGGGAGATATTGCAGTAGTCAGAGAGATAGGTCACAGTAAAGCAGTGATGGCGAGCACGTCTGCTAACTACGGCGTTCCTTTGAAAGTCGCTGATGCTTACGGTCGCCTCGGTACGGCATCCTATGGGTCGGATGTTGTAGTGGCAACTGCAGCAGGTCCGTGGGCAGCCGCGAACGATATTGCAGAGGTTAGCCTCATAACGCGGGGAACGCAGGGGACGTATTACCGAGCCGGACAGTTAATGTTCGGGATCAAGCTCGGGGTAATGTGCCTTAGCACAGGATCACACAACGTCTATGCATCACTCCCGCTTGGGTTTAACGGCACAATAGTAGGTGTTTATGGACTGTACACTACGGCAACAAGCGTTAGCTCAGGCGCAGGAACGCTCGACTTTGTGCTCAGTACTGCGGGACAAGTAGAAGCAGCAAACAGCTCAGCAGTTACGCTAGCGGTAGCCGCTTCGACTGCAGCAGGAACGGTTGTTGCAGAGTCGGCCGCACCTACGAAGCAAAATACGTTCGTAGCTGGAGACACACTGACGATCCACAGCAACATAAGTACAGCGTTTACGAGTGACCCGGGCGTGATCGAGGTTCACATAATCACGAACTAGGAGAAGTACAAAAATGGCAACAAATTACAGAAACTTTGCGACCCCGACTCCGAACCTCGGTGTTTATGGAGCAGCCCAAAGGCTTACCAAAGCTGGACTTATCGAGAGCCCCTACGAAGCATGGACAATGCCTAATGAGGTAACTCTTAGAAAAGCTCAACCTACGGTCTTCGATGTACACGTGAACGTCCCGAACACGATGTTCTCTATTGCGTACATACAGTCTCAAACCAACTTTAGAGCAGCCGAGATATTTCCGCTCATCCCTGTGATGAAGAAATCGGATTACTACGTCTCGTACACTAAAGACTACTGGTTCACGAATGAGGCTCAAGTACGGCTAGACGGTGCTGAGACAACCGGAACCGGCTACGGGCTCAAGATGACAAATACCTACATGTGCGACGTGTGGGGATTGCATGTTGACCTCGGTGACGCGGTTGCGGCTAACGCCGATGCTCCGTTGAACATGCAGCGGGATATTTCGTTGTTCCTGACGCAGAAGCTTCTACTCGCAAGGGAGATGCAGTTCGTAAATAATTACTTTACGGACGTATGGACCAACACAGTGACCGGCGGCGCATACGGTGGGTCCCCGAACTTCGTGTACTGGGACGACCAGGTGAACTCAACTCCTATCGAGGATATACGGAAGTACAGGCTTGAGATGGCGATGGCTACTGGCTACGTGCCGAACACTCTTGTGATCGGGCCAGAAGTCTACGAAGCGCTGATCGTTCACCCTGAGATCCTAGAAAGAATCAAATACGGTGGAACTCCAGGCAGCCCGGCAATCATCAGTGAGCAGGCACTTGCTCAGGTGCTTTCTATTGACAGGGTCATCATCCCGATGTGTGTGGTGAACTCGGCTCAGGAAGGCTCTGCCACGCCAAGCATGGGATTTGCGTATGGAAAAGACGCATTGCTCTGCTACAGCAACCCAACCCCCTCGATATTGACACCTTCGGCTGGATACACGTTCGGATGGAACGGATACCTCAGCTCTGGTGGGCCGTATCAGGACATCGTGGGTTCTGGTGGAGCTGGCTGGTTTGCAGTGCGAAACTTCCGCATGGAGTGGAGACGCGCAATGAGGATGGAAGCTGAGATGGCGATGGGCATGGAGCTAATCGCTCAGGATCTCGGTTACTTCCTAAGCGGCTGTGTTTCGTCAACCTGGGAGTAAGGCGTAGCGTAGAGAGCGCAGAGAAATGACGTGGAGTTATAGCGGCGATCCAACAAGTTCACTGAAGGACCAGGTGAGATTCTACATCGGCGATACCGATACGAACAACCAGCTCCTTTCAGATGAAGAGATTTGCTCTATAACATCAACCTATTTCAACCCCTTCTGGGCGGCGGGAGTAGCGGCGAACACTCTTGCCGCCCGCTTCGCTCCGACAACCGAGGAAAAAGTAGGCGCATGGGGTGGGGCGTACCAACAGAGGTACGACCACTTCCTGCAACTCTCCAAGGATATGAAGGAGATGGCGATTCGGCAGGCGACTCCTTACTTCGGAGGTACTGAACCACAAGAAGATGAGAAGCCTACACCGAGGCAGATCAGGGTTGGGATGTGGAGCGATCGGACGTGGTGATCCGTTAGTAACTCCTAAAATTTTTTTGGTAACAAGAATATGGTCAAAGAGAAAGAAAAGAAGTTCGAGCTTAAACCCGAACCTAAAGCGGAACCTAGAGCTGAACCTAAACCAGAGCCTAAGAAACAGCCTCTTAAAGTAGTGTACTCAGAAAATGAAGTCGCTGCGGCGATAACTGCCATTGATACTGCAACTGGGTACGGTGCGGTGATCGCTGACAATTATATCGGAAATGGAACGCTCAATTATGTTTACGTGGATGCTATGAAAAAGCTGGCGCGGCACAATACGACCAACTCAAATCATAGCTGATTAATTAACTAATCAAGGAGGAGGTAGGCCCATGCAATGGGTAGGTCTTAAAGAACTTAGGTCATCTAGTGGCAACGCAATACAGGCTGGAGATCTAATCGACGAAGCGACAGGTTCACTACTTGTCAAGCCGGTAAACGCGGTATGCGTTCCGGTGCATAACGCGACAGGCAGCCCTTTAACAGCGGGAACGCTTGTCTACATAAACGGATTTTATTATAACTCAAACTATCCGACAATCGCAGCTGCGGATAACACGGATCCTACTAAGCAGGCACAGTTTGTCGTGCTTAGCACTATCGCTGACGGAACTGACGGCTATGTGAACGGCATCGCTATGGTGCGGTTCATGGACACGTCTGCTCGGACAGTTGGGGATATTGCATACCTGAGTACGTCAGGGTCGATCACATTCACCGCGCCGACTACAGCGGGAACGATGCAACAGCCGGTCGGAGTGGTGGCGTCAAAGTCATCTTCTGGAGCAAACGGAGACATATACTTCTTCCCGTCAATTTCCAGAGAGACGGAGAACGGCGCGGGGATAGACCCACTCTCGATAACGACTGGGATGCTCGCAGCGGGAGCGGTGACGAACGCAAAGCTTGCATCTACCGCAGTTACTGAATCGGTAACGGTTGCTAAGACGTTCACACACGCGTCATTAAGCGATACAGCAGCGATTGTAGGCTCACAACTTTCAGCAACTGCTAATATCGCTGGTTCACAATTAGCTTCTAATGCTGCTATCGCAGGCTCACAGTTGGCATCAAACGCAGCAATAACCGGGTCCCAACTATCCGCTAGCGCGGGCATCACCGGCGGACAGCTCGCAGCAGGTGTGAAAGGGAACGTAATCGGACCATACGAGATAAAGTATAGCGGCCTGACGGCAAGCAAAGATGTTATCTCAGGCATTCCGTTCGGGTTTATCGGTTCGATAGTAAAGGTCTATGGCATAGTATCAACTGCGGCAGGCGGTAGCTCAGGCGTAGGAACGCTTACATTTACTTTAAGCACAGCGGGAATACTTCAGTCAGCAGGCCCGGCAACGGTGACGCTTGCAATCGCTAATACGGATACACTGTACCAAGTTACAACTCAATCAGCAGCGCCAACGCTACAGAATACGTTTGTAGCAAGTGACTCGTTTAAGATAAGTTACGCTCAGACCACGACCTTTGGAAGTGATACTGGCGTAATTAGAGTGTACCTTGTTACAAACTAGATGAAGCACGAACGATCGCCACTTTGGCCTAAGATCAGGGAAGAACACTTAGAGAACCATCCGACCTGTGAAGC